CCACCGCCACCCCACTGGATACCTGTTCCAGTAGATAAAGCAGAAGTAGAGAAAGTTAACATACCAACCTGATATAGGTAGTAAGCAACTGTTGGATGAACGATAAGAATATCGAGATCCTCTCCTCTTTCTCCAAGAAGGTTTCTAGCTTTTGCAATAGCAGAAGCAGTAAGGAAGTTAGCTTCAGTAGCACTAGCACCAGCTTTTGCTAGGTCTAATTTGTTTGCCGATAATGCAGTTCCAAATAAACCAGCTAAATGTGAGAACAATCTAGCGTTGTTTAGTTTGTTGATTGCATCTGCAAGTTGGTTTCTGATGTGACCCATTGGAT